TCATGAATTTGGGAAAAGCGAAAAGTCAGACGGTATGATTTTAGAGGCAACTGGCGGGCTAATGAGCAGGCCAGAGGGGTTTATTGTTTATGCCAGCACGCAATCAGAGAACGCACCCACCGGGGTTTTCGCCAAAAAACTCAGCTATGCCAGAAAGGTTAGAGATGGCGAGATTGAGGACAATACCTTTTTGCCTATTTTATATGAATATCCGCCCGACATGATCAAGGAAAAGCTATATCTTAACCCAAAGTATTTTTACATCACGAACCCGAATCTTTCTGCATCTGTCGATGCAGAATACCTGGAAAACACATACAAAGAAGCTCTCGAAAATGGGCCAGAATCAGTACAAGACTTTGTTGCCAAACATCTGAACGTGGAAACAGGGATGGTTAGGAAGTCTCAGGCATGGGCCGGGGCCACCTTCTGGGACGCGGCGGCGGGTGACGTCACCCTTGAGACCATCCTCGAACGCTGCGAAGTGATCGAGATCGGCATTGACGGTGGCGGACTTGACGATCTCTTGGGCTTCTCCGCCCTGGGCCGGGAGATCGGGACCGGGGCATGGCTTTTGTGGTCTCACGCATGGGCTCATGAAATCGCCCTTGACCGCCGGAAGTCAGAGGCCCCGAAGTACCGGGACTTCGAGAAGGACGGCGACTTGACGATTGTTTCAGAGGTCGAGCAAGGCATCAAGGACGTGGGTGATATCGTCCGCAAGCTCGACGCCTCCGGCCTGCTTGACCGGATCGGCGTGGACCCTTCCGGCACCGGGCTGATCGCCGACGAACTGGAAAACGGCGACGAAAACGGGGGCGGCAAGATCGATCATGAACGAATCGTCGGCATATCTCAGGGCTGGCGGCTCAATAGCGCAATCAAGACCATGGAAGTCAAGGTTGCGTCGAAGTCAATCATCCATGGCGGATCGCGCATGATGCAGTGGTGTGTGGGGAATGCCCGCGTCGAACCGAAAGGCAACGCGATCTTGATCACGAAGCAGGCGAGCGGGACGGGGAAGATCGATCCGTTGATGGCGGGGTTGTCGGCCGTGGCGCTGATGGCTATGAACCCGGAGGCGAAAAATAAGAAGTCGGTTTATGAGGGCCTCACGAAAGAGGAAATGATCAGGAGGATGACGGGACAATGACAGACCTACCAAATAAAACCTACCTCACGCCCCAAGAAGTCGCGAAATTTTATGATCTTAGCGTCCGCACAATCTATAACTGGATCAGCGAGGGGAAGATGCAGGCCGAAAAAGTTGGACCATCCCGGCTAATCCGCATACGCCGAGATGTTGCAGAGCGATTATCACAACCTGTTGTGTCGTAAAATCACCACTACGCAAAATATAGTGTGCATCCAGTCTATCTAGTGCTATCCCGGATTTGACTTCACATAGATAACCTTTCATCATGTAACCGCATTCTAAATTTGTCAAACGGAAACTTTACGTGATGAAATAGTGAACATTTTCAACATTTTGAAGACGAAAGCGGCGTCACTTATGTCGGCCATGCGGGAATGGTTCGATATGCGGGATTTCCTCGTTTATGGTGGGCTGCTTTCTCTCGGGTACGGCTTTCATCAGCTTTATCCGTGGCTTGGATGGGTTTCTTTTGGCCTCGTTGCCATGCTTTTGGGCCTCGGGTGGCTGTTTAGGATACCGAAATAATGGGCATAATCTCAAACATGGAACGGCGCATGGCGGCGGGTACGGCTGGACTTGCCGACTCATGGTATCAACCGGGGGGCTTTTTTTACGGCGGATCGGGCATAAAAACCAAGTCCGGGGCCTCTGTTTCTGAGCTAAACGCCATGCAACTGGCCGTTGTTTGGCGCTGCATAAGCAAAATCTCCGGTGATGGGGCAAGCCTTCCGTTAATCCTGTATGAGCGGCGCGATAACGGTGGAAAGTACCGGGTTGTAAATGATCCCCTTTATCCACTTCTCCATGATTCCCCAAATCCAGAAATGACCGCTATGAGTTTTCGAGAGGCATACATGGCCCACATTCTTTCGTGGGGAAATGGCTTTGCCGAAATCGTTAACGGAAAGGGCCGCGTTGGGAGCGGGGTCGTTGAATCGCTTTGGCCGATCACGCCAAACCGGGTAACGATAAAGCGAAATAAGGGAGAGATTAAGAACATACCTCATAAGGCTATTTACTTTTACATCAGCATGTCAGGAACCGATTTGCCAGATGTTGCACTGCCAAAGGAAAAGGTTCTGCATACCCCCGGATTCAGTTTTAACGGGTTGAATGGGTACTCGCCCATTGCGGCAGCACGTGAAGCTATCGGCATTGGCAAGACCCTCGAAGAGTATGGAGCTTCCTATTTTGAAAACGGCATTCATCCATCATTCATCATTTCGTCAAAAGTACCCATAAGAGACACGAAAACTCGCAGAGAGGCGCTTGAAGAGGTTCACAGCGGTCTCGGCCATGCTCACCGGGTAATGTTTATCGAAGAGGCGGAAAAAGTTGAACGACTCGGAATCCCCAATGATGAAGCGCAGTTCCTTGAAACAAGAAAATACACAAATATCGACATAGGAACCCGCATTTACGGACTTCCTCCACATATGTACGGGGAACTTGACAGCGCAATAAAGGCAAGTGTTGAGCAGAATGCCATTGATTACGTCACGGGGACGCTCAGGATGTGGCTTGTCCGCTTTGAACAGTCCGTGAAGATGTCCCTCGTATCGAAAGAGCAGCGGGGAACCTATTTTTATGAACACCTTCTTGATGGGCTTTTACGCGGGGATTCTGCGGCCCGCGCTGACTATTTCTTAAAAGCAAAATCGGGCAGATGGATGACCACAAACGAGATCCGGGCAAGGGAAAATCTTGACCCGATTGAGGGCGGCGATGTGATGGATGTGACGCCGAATATGATTCCGCCCGGAACAAGTTTTAAAGGAACTGTGCAGTGAAACCGCAATATGAGAAGGCCGTCCCGGTGAAGAAATACGAGAAGCGGGAAGCGAAACCCGCAAGGCAGGTGCAGGATGAAAGAGAAAAGAAAAGCGATTGAGTGCCGGTCAATAACCTCTGATGACGGGGCGCTTCGTAAGATCGTCGGTTATGCCGCCGTTTTCGGCAAACCTTCCGAAGACATGGGTTTCATTGAGTATATCCGCAAAGGGGCTTTCAAAAAGGCCATCAGCAAATCCGACGCCCGCGCCCTGTTTAACCATGACACGGACACATTGCCCCTCGGCCGGCAGAGCGCCGGAACGCTGATCCTCCGGGAAGACGACGAAGGCCTGTATTACGAGATCATCCCCCCGGATACGCAGTCGGCGCGTGATCTCATGACCAGCATCGAGCGGGGGGACGTGAGGGAATCGTCCTACGGGTTTACCGTGGCCGTCGATGAGTGGGACTTCAGCGATAAGAACGTGACGAAACGGACGATCATCGAAATTGAAGAGCTTTTCGACGTTTCTCCGGTAGTCTTCGCGGCATTTAACGATACATCGGTTGCTTTGCGAAAGATGGAGGATAGGAAAAAGCAAACCGCTCCACCGGCGGGCGGCGCGGGTGTGGTGGGGGATAGGTCAGCACAGACGGTCCTCCTTATGGAAGAGGACGAAATATATAAAAAAATCATGGGCATTTAAGGAGGACATGGCAATGAACAAATGGCAGAAACGAATGGACGATGCCTTCAAGAAATTTGAAGACATCAGAAAGAAGGCAGAGGCGGAAGGGCGGGCGCTTACCGCTGAAGAGTTGGAACAGCGAACAGCACTCCGGGCCGAAATCGACCAGGCCAACAAGGAGTGGGATGATTTCAAGGCGGAAGAAGAGCTTCGCGGGAAGCTCTACGGCGAAGGCGGCGGCGCTCTGACCATCGAAGGCCCCGGAAACATCGAAGTCCCCGACGCGCCGATTTACCGGGGATCGAACGCGACGGCTTTGGGGCAGCAGCTTTTGGACATTAGGACCCTTTCCGATCCCTCGAAACACGGAAACACCGAAGTGCAGGGCGCGAAAAGTCGCCTTGAACGCTCCCAGAAGAGATACGAGGCGCGAATGGTCGCCCTTGCGGAGAAAGAGAGCAAGGAAGGCAAGGAAAGCCGGGCGGCGGCAACCGGAGGCTTCACGGTGGGCGTCCCCTCTGACGGCGGCTTCTTTCTCCAGGGAGAAACCGTTGTGGACCTGATGACCAACGGTTTCAATAACTCGGAAATCCTTCCCCGGACGGCAAAGCGGACTCTGACGGCGACGCAGTTCATTGAAATCTTCGGGATCGACGAGACAAGCCGAAAGACGGGCTCCAGGGGCGGAGGAATTCGGGTCTTCACCAATAAGGAGTTGGGCGAATATGAGGGCTCGAAGACGCAATTCAAGATGGTCCGCGTGGAGCCCAAAAAACTGACCGGCCTTTTCAATGCCTCCGATGAGTGGATGAAAAACGTCACTTTTCTCGGGCAGGAAGTTCGGGCGCTCTTCGGTGATGAATTCGCCTTCAAGTGCCAAGACCTTTCATTCCGAGGATCGGGCGCCGGCGAAGCCCTTGGTTTCCTCAACTCCGGTTGCCTCGTGACCGTTCCCAAAAAGACCGGGCAGAAGGCGGGGACGATTTTAAGCGGAAACCTGTCGGATATGTGGATGCGATTCAATGGGAAAAAACAGAACGCGCTATGGATGATCAACCGCGATTGCGGGGCGCAGCTCGATGAGCTTTCTATCGTCGCTGGTACGGGTGCCCTGGAGCCGCGTTTTGTGAACTACGGCCCGGACGGGATTTTGCGGATAAAGGGCGTGCCGGTGGTAGAGATTGAGCAATGCGAAACCGTTGGGACAGTCGGGGATATCGTTCTTGCCGACTGGAGCCAGTATGTCACCGCCGATCAGGGAGACATCAACGAGGCCATGAGCATCCACGTCAACTTCGTATATGGCCAGCAGACGTTCCGGTTCACGTATTACTTTGACGGGCAGTTCCGCCAGGTAATGCCGCTCACCCCGTTCAAGGGCAGCAACACCGTTTCCCCGGCCGTCGCTTTGGCGGCGCGGGCGTAACCATAAATAACAAGCCGGGGATAATACCCCGGCCTGCATAAGGAGGATACGAAAAATGCAGAAAGAAAATAACGTCATCCATACCGTTCCCCTGCTTTGGGCAGACAGCCAGGACGGGGCGCTCGTGGCCGATGTCTTCAGCATGAAAAATTACCGGCAGGCGGATATCTTTGTAATGGTCGGCGCTGTCATCGGGCAGGCGGGGGCGATCACCCTCCAGAAAGGTTCGAGCGTTGGCGGCAGCCCGTCGACAACGCTTGCCTTTACGCGACGCCTCGAAACGGGCTTTATGATCAAATATGATGCCCCGTCCGTGGACACTCCGGCGGCGGCAGGCGAGACGATCTCGGGCGCTGGCGGTGGCGCTGCAACCATCGTCAAGGATACCGGCACGGCTCTGATTTGCTACGCCTACAACGGGACGACTTTTGTTGACAACGAGCTTATTACGTGCTCGGGCGGCAAGACAATGAACGCCGACGGCATCCAGATCAACGAGGACATGCTTGTCCCTGTTGCGGTCTCCAGCAACACATTCAACGTCGATGATGTAGGTAATAAGCTCTACTGCATCCCGATTAGCGCGGATGATCTTGGGGACGGGTACGACTGCGTTGAATTGAACATTGCGGACCTCAACACCACGGAGCTGGCGGCATGGGTGAACCTTTCCGATCCTCGCTATATGGCGGAGATCCCCGAAACGGCGATTTACGACTAATCGGACGGGGCGGGCGTAAAATCCCGCCTCTCTGAAAGGAGGATTTTAGAAATGGCTGAGCTTAACAATGTCACGGCCGAAGGAATAGACGGGGACCTTGTCTTTAAGGACGCCTCCGGGAACATTATTCTGAGGCTGGATGCGGCAAACAGAAAACTTGAAATTCCTTCCGGCTCTGCGCTTGACATCGAGTCCGGCGGCAGCCTGAAACTTGCCGGGACCGCCATCACCGCGACGGCTGCGGAGCTTAACAAGCTCGCCGTTGCATCGTTTAACAACAAGAGCGGCTACGTGGCCCGCGTGAATTCGGGAGAGACCGCCCTCGAGTATGTGGCTCCTACCGCGATTCCAACTGGCGGAACCTTCAACAACAAGAGCAAATTCGTTGCCCGCGTCAATGCTGGGGAAACGGCGATGGAGTGCGTAGACCCGACGCTTCTGGAAATCGGCGGGGCCTATCTGAACAAGAGCGGCTACCACGTCCGCGTAAACGCTGCGGAGACTGCCCTCGAATACGTCGCCCCGGCCGCGACCCCGACCGTCGAAAACCTGGGCGGCACCTTCGCAAACCACTCCCGGCATAAGATCCGCGTCAACGCCGGCGAGACAGCCTTGACCTACGTGGCAGACGGGGAAGTGAAGGCCGAAACGGGCACGACCTATGCGCCGGTTATCGGCGACGAGGGCCGGGTGATTACGATTGAGAATGATGCGGCCATCACCGTCACCGTGCCGGCAAATAGCGCCGTTGCCTTCCCCGTCGGGACAGAAATTGAATTTGTCCAGAAGGGCGCGGGGGCTATCACCTTTGCCATCACCGACGACACGCTGAATGTCAACCCGGCATGGAACAAAGTCACCAACGGCGCGTGGTCGGTAGTGCGCCTCCGGAAACTCACCGCGACGGTATGGGTGCTGACTGGCGACCTCGACGCGGTATAAGCAATCACCACGGGCGGGGCCGGCCCCATCCTATCTCCGGCCGCCCCGCCTCTTTCAAAACGGAGGCCCTAAAATGAAACGATCAATCCTTGCAATAATCCTTGTAATGCTTCTGGCCTCCACCGCCTGGGGACTGACGCCCGGATCGTGTGTGCAATCCGCCAGCGAATACAGCGGCGGATTTGTCTATGTAAAACTCGCCTGCACGGGGAGCCCCGACGATGGCGCCATACCGAATACGGCCATCTCCACCGATATCATGGCCCTCGTTCAGGGGACGCACTACCTCTATACCGTCGCGGCCTACCCCACATCCGGCGGAACGGCCCCGGACGCGGCGGATGTATTCATTTTGGACGCCAACGGCGAAGATCTTCTTGGGTCGGTTGACGGCGGGACGACGGCGAATAAAGGCCTGAATCTGATCCACGCGACCCTCAAAAAGACGACGCTCCCCTACAGCACGTATCTGTCCATGTTCTATTACCCGGCCGTCTCGGGGACGCTGACGCTCAAGGTCTCCAATCAGACGACGGCGAGCGCCAACTATACCGTAGAATTGATCTTCGTGAGGTAACGCCATGAAGAAACTTGCACTCATTCTTTTCATTCTCCTCTGGTCCGGGGTAGCGTCGGCTTTCCCCCCGACGCCCCCGGCCCCTCCCTCAGTTGTGGCGGCCGGCAAGACCTTCACCGTCTCCAATTCCCTCACCCTGACGGCGACCGAC